ACCTGGGGAATTCTTAGCAGGTATTACAGGGTAAAAATTATTCAATGTTGTCCAGAAAATCATCGGGTGTTTTTCACTTGAATGAAACACGACGCTCAAAAATCGGCAGATTAGTGATTGTCCCGTCTTATCCTAATTTGTAAGATTGTTCAAGAAATATTAAAATCCTGGACATAGTAGATGGCAATTCTTCAGAATCTAAGATTCCGAGTAATTGTTCGAGAAGATAGTATTAGATTTACTGATACCCAGATCCTTCACAACGGTATATACAGGGATGTTATAAATGAAGACCTCGAGGAAATTGGATATAACCACCACGTTCTAAATATCTGTCGGAATGGAGAGAGTGTAGGGAGAATTAAGGTTCCAGGACACTCATTTACGTACCGAGAGATTATGGAGTTGATGTTTGTTCTGGAGAAGCCTTTTAGACTCCAAAACAGGGACTCAACTTACCCTGTGTTTAGACATCTATCCTACGTCTCAGATCATACTTATTCATCCGTATGGGATACAAGAGTATAAACATTTTTATCTATTGGTTTATAGAATGGAACGAGTAAAGGATTACTTGGAAGACCTTCATATAAATTATCATATTAACGCATACTATGAAGTTCATAGAGAGGTTATTAGATGGATAAGCGATTATCGAGAACAAATGAAAGTAATTAGATCGCCCGACGCAACTATAGAAGAAAGAATTCAATCAGCAATTAAATACAATGTGGGATTTGCAACGGATGAAAATGGAAACTTTGGCAAGTTTTTAAGCCCTTCCAGTAGACGTGCACATATTTTATGGAAATGCGAGGTATTTAAGTGGTGGGTTGACTCAGTTCATCCTCTGATAAATCACGCAAAAATAACTCCTGGGATTCTCTCTTTTCCTTAGTTCTACGAGCATGTAACTGTTGTAGAAGGCGTTCTCGATTATCCTCATAATACTGTTTTGCATATGCAAGCAACTTTTCCCGGTTTTCAGCCCGATACTTCTTTTGATATACTTTCTGATACTGCTTTTTATCCATCTATAGAAGTCATATAAAATACATGAAAAAGTACCTTATTAAATAATTATTATTATTAATAATTATCTAATACACTTCTCAACTTCCCCAAGACGGCATGTACGCCTGAGTCTTAGGACTGAAATAAAGACCTTCGAAAAAGATATGGTGAATATCTTTGTTCTTCTTCCGCTCCGACGTATTTAGGTCATGGAGACATCTCAAAATTTCCCGATTAGTAAATGTTTCTCCAGAATTCTTTCGGTACGTTCTCTTCATTGACTCAGCAAGAGGAAGAATGTGATAATTGAAACCAACGCTATCCAAGTCCTTTTTCGGTACGTCTACAAAATCACCGTCAATGAAGTAATTAGGTTTTTGAAATCTTACTTCACCGACTTCACCGTCCTTAGGAACTTCGAGATTCATAACAGTTGAACTCATAGTTTGGATTGGAGCGTCTACATTTACTCTGAAACCGTAGTCCTTGAGGAGTTCATGAGGAATTGCCATCTACCATATCTCCCAGAATAATTTATTAGACATTGAAAATGACTACAATTATTCGAATAAGTACTTTTTCGAGTGTTCATATTAAAGAAAAATAATAGATTAGTATAGAAATGACATATAAGAGGTCAATTCGCACACACCGTCGTTCTGCAGTTTCAGTCAGAGCAACTAATACATCAATGTCAGAGATGGCTTCTACAATTTATGGGAAGTATCCCATCGCTCATAAGGTTTCCCGGACAATGCTCCAGATTCAGAACTTGATGGCCAGGCTCCGAACGGAACTTGAGAATGACCTTCACGCTGTTCTTACTGACTCTGATTTTGACAAGTATCAAAATTTGTACTGTAGGCGTGGCGAGACCCCTGATGATGTATCGGAAGACGAAACTGATTCAGAGGACGACGAGCGGCCATCTTTGACGATCAGTATTTGAGGTTGTTTTCTCGGATAAAAGCAGATGCCTGTGGGAGCGTGGTTCCCGGGTACATTTGCATAATTTTACGAATCAGCGCGTCACGGCTCTTTTGCTTTGGTGATCGTTCACGCTTTTTCGGATTCCCGGACTCGAGATATGTCTGAGCCTCTGGAACGCTGACACCTGTTCGCTCTGCAAGTTGCTCAGCAGTCATCCGGCAACGACCACCCACCATGGAAGAATCCTCCATAACCGTAATATCGGTTCCGGGTACGTATCGACAACCTCCAGTAATCTTCTTATCGAGGCCAGAAAGGGAAAGCGCGCCTTTTGCTACCGTTCCCAATCCTCCTGGGAGCAAACTCAATCCGGTATCCAACGCGGCTCGCTTAAAATTATAAGGCTTATGGGTTTGAAGACTGGTGATACCTTCTTTTACAGCAGAGCCAACGAATGGAATAGCCCCAACAATATTCTTACCAATATTCAGTAGGGTATCCCAAAATGACCCACCCGTCTTGCGGGTATGCTGAACGACAAGATTGACAATCTTTCGAGCCTCGGAATCTCCTACCTTGAGTTCCTTGCGGACAATCTTAATCGCCTCCTTACGGGCACTGGGAGTGAGCGTGAACTTTGAGTCCGTGAGAGTTGACACCTCCTTCACAATCGTTGTAGGATCATCAACCTCTGAAGAAAGACGCATTTCGGCAGATTTGGCTCGAGAACCTGTAAACTGACCGGCTCCAGTAATTCGCAGTGACTTTGAAACTGATGGCATTGTTCTACAATGCGTTCAGATAATTAATTACGCCGGAGGAGGAGGATGGAAACTCTCAAGACGGGTGATTCGAGTTGAATGAGATGTCTTTCCATTCTGAAGAACCGTAACCTTAGCAGACAGTTCCTGAATACTCTTTGCAAGAACTGCAATTAGTTCAGTATAGCGAAGCGAATAGATGTCTTCATCGGTCGTAATAAGAGGAGCAAGCGAGGGATCCTCTCCCTCGTAATCTGGATCAGGAATCTGCTTCTTACCCTTTACAACAATTGCGTTATCAAGCCCGACCACATCACCCAAAGAAGACTTCATTGTTTCTTCGACCTCCTGGGCAATGAATCCGTAATGAAGCCTTCCACTGGTGCCGTTATTGTAGCGATACTGGACAGGTCGGATGGATTCTACAAGCGAAAGACCACGACTTACAGGCAAGTCATCAATGTCATGTTTCATGTTCACATCAGATGTAATTGAAGAAGGATTCGAGAAGTAACCATCACGGAACTGGAACGAAAGAGATCCCACATCAGTAAAAGCATTGACAGTTGGCTGCATGATTCGGTAATTTGTTCCGTCATTGTTAATTTTAATAGTATCCGAGATAGTTGTCTGGCCTGTAACTGCACTACAACTGAGCCACGCACGAGCAAGACTTGTAGAACCTGCATCATTTACGCTGTCAATTACGAAGGAATCTCCTGCTCCACGCTGATCAACAAGGTACCTCCATCCAACCTTCGACGCGTCAGTGAATACTGGATTATCAGCACCGTCCAGATATACGTTATAGTTAAACGAAGAAAAGTTGGTCGGACTCTGTTGGAATACAAAACCACTTGTACTGTCAGGATGTCTCATTGTTAGCATAGCCTTATCGGGATAAGGTGCATATCCTGATCCAAAAGACACAGATTCAGTACAGTGAAGAGTCGCCATTGGGTCAGTTGTAGCATTACCAATCCCGACGCTCGCTCCGCGACACGTTAAAACGGGAAGAAGTTCTGATCCAGGGACTGCACTTCCATTTTGTACCTTCAACTGCAATCTACCAGGGAGACCATCAGGCGGTAAACCGGTCATTGAAATTGCACACGTACCATCACCCACAAGCCCAGGGTCGTCATAACTCGAGATAATGTCACGGCTAATAAGGCGTTCACTTTTAATAGCCTCAGGATTCCTACCCATATGAATTTGACCCAGTTCGCCGGAGTCAGTGTCCTCCTCGATCAGGAGGTCTCCCTTAATTGTCGCAAGGTCTACGTCCAGATTCGCAGCGTTTAGAGTTCCTGAAACAGTCAAGTCGCCGCCGCAGACCATATCACCGACTGTTGAAACAGATGCAACGTTTACTGGAAGACCAGTTGCGTTAGCCAATGCTGCAATACTCATAGTTTCTATAAGCATTGCAGAAAAGAATCATAGAGCACGATGAAGGTGGAATCGATCCCTGATTAGACCGTACAATTCATCAAATGAGTTGTAAATAGATGCACTACTCTTAACCGCCGCAGGAAGACTATCGATAAAAACCTTTCGGGATGCTTGGATACGTTCTCGGTTAATCAGTACGGTCTCTGCAGCACGTGCCTGCCCATCTGTATGACCCTTGAAATGATCATAGGTTGCCTCATCCTCACGAGCAATAATTTGCTTTAGTAGAATATCCTCGGAAGGACACGCAACGAAAATGGAATCTGGCTTCGCAACTGAGGAAACCCAAGTATAGTTCGAAGAAACAAAAAGGATCCGTAGTTTACGGTCAGACGACAAAATTCTCCGGTACCGATCAAGAACAATACTCGCACACTCGGAATACGCAACGTCAAGAGCCTTATAGTTCTGGGTCATTTTCGCACCCTCAAGACGATCAACAAGCGTAGACTTGCAATAACTCGGAATTTCACTGTCCAGGTCAACAACCAGAACATCTCTCTGTGACCGCATGAGCATGTTACTTACAATTGTCTTGCCTGATTTGGGGGGCACACAGAGAAATGACTTTCTGATTTTAGTCGCCGCCCTGATCCGTCTGAAACAAGCAGTTCCAGTAGCCACGGCAACAGGAATTAGGGCTTTTACAATCCCATCTCGAATATCGTTTCGTATTGCCATTTTTCTTCTACTATAGTCTACGAAAGTTTTCAAGTAGCCGTCCAGTCTGCATCGTCTCCAACACTTTCAAGGTCTGCAGCGACAGGTGCTACATCATCCGCGGGAGGTGGCTCAAGCATGGATGAAAGAGCCTCCTCAACAGCATCTAAAATTCCTTGAGGTTCCTGAGCCGACTTTCGTTTTTTCTTGAACTCAACAGTCGTAAGAACTTCATCACCCGCCGAATCAGGAGTTGACCTACTTCCCCTTGCATCCTTACGAATACTATTCGTAACCCCTAGCAAATCATTCATTTCTCGCAAGGAATTGGAAATTGCAAGCCGATTATCGAGCTCCTTACCATTTTTAGTCTTACTGATCAGATTTACGGCACTTGAAGAGTTAAGATACTTAATCATATCCTCGGTAAAGAGTCTTACATCACGCTTGAACGTCATCGTAGGATCCTTGACGTCTGCACTTGTTTGGGTCAGTGCTTTCATTACTTTCCTAATACGTTCAATATTTCCTGGTTTATTCATCAACACGATAAGCGTATTACCAAGTGTTTGAATACGCTTTCGAGCGAGAGCATTGGAAATTACAATACTCGTTGGTTCGTAACGACCATCTTCAATTGCTCGAAGAATAATTGTCTGCTTTGCCTTTTCCCTAGCAACTTCAACATCTTCATTATCAAAAATTGTCTGTTCCGCTGATTGTGTCTTGGCTCTTTTCGCTTGTCTCCTAGCGAAGCCGACATCACGTTCCTCTGCTCGCTTTTGCAAAAGTGCACGAATTTGAGAGGCCATTTCATGATTCATAGTTTCTTCTACTCTATAGTAGGAAAAGATATGGAATTGACACCAGACGCTCGATCTAGATTTAACGATTTCAATCGAAGTGTGTTTAAGAAGGTTATTTCAACAGAGGCACCGCTATGGCTAAATGGTTCATATAAGTTGTCACCGTGGTCGGGTGACCAAGACCTCTATAGTAAAATTCCGATGTCTGAATTGGGTACTGTTTTGAAAATTCTGCAATCAGTAAAAGATGATGATACTATGAAATCGCTAAAAATGAAGGCTGGGGACGTACCAATTAGTTTGAATGATCTTAAGAATCCGAAGAAAATCAGGAAACTGTTGATGACCGCACCCGAGCATAAACGCTGGGTAAAGAAGAATTGGATCCTTTGGACAAATGGTAAGGTAGAGGAAGTATCTATCGTGTACGATTTGGGGAATCCAAGCGATCGAGAAACAATTACGAAGAGTATTGAAGCAGATGTCGAGAAGTACCGAAAGGTCAACCTTTATAAGGCATTGAAGCGTCGTCGTCTTCTTCTCCGATCCTCTAATCCGGAACGACAGCGAATTGAAAGAGTTCTTGATATGACTCGACCGGGTCTAATGTACCTTTCTAGAGTACACGCTGAGAACATTGAAAAGGCAAAGGGTCTGTTTTCAGAGAAGAGGAGGAAGGAAGCACTCGGGAATTTGAGACAAAATGTTCAAGTAATTTTGGGTATGAAGGACGTTCCAGTAACCCTGAAGACACTTCCAGCACTTCAAGACACTTTGGTAAAGCGACTAAACGCTTTTCTTATTAGCAACGTGAGGAAGATTGTCGAGGGTTAAATAGATGTCATTCAATCTTGAGGGTGATGGTGTACGAATTGCAAATGCAGGTCGAAAGCGAGTGTTTTATGATGAAGAAAATGAAGATGGAGCAAAGGACGTTACGGTAAGTGATGTTAAACTAGAAATTATTCCTAGAGAACTCGTCGACGATGAAACAACTCATTCAGTATTCTACCTTTCAGCCAAAGCAGGAGCGGGTAAGTCAGTTCTGGTAAGTCAACTTCTAAATATGTACCGAAGAGGTGGAAAGAAAAAGATTTTCGTATTTGCTCCGGTCAAGGAGGAGATTTTCGGTGATGTTGTGTACCCGGACATTAACGACATTATTGGGTATTCGAGCAAGTATCAAAATGCCCTTGAAAAGTACAACGAGGCAAAAATTAAGTTTAAGTATTTGAAGAAAACACTGAAAGATGACCCTCTAAAGTTGTGTCGTCTGGAAATGAGGCTCGCGAAAATGAGGCCCGATATGTCTACAAAGGGTTTGCTCGAATTCAAGGTAAATCCTGCTGAGTACTTCGGAAATGGTGTTGTTGTGATGGACGATTATCTTGATACGACTGTGTGTGGTGCCCAGAAACTCCTTCTAATGATGCGAGATCACATAATTACGACTGGTCGAAAGCAAAACATCAGTGTCCTTCTATGCCATCACAAAACTACAGATGGAAAAGCAACTGGAAAGGTGTTAACGGAAGTTACGAACTTGGTTCTTTTTCGGAAATCTACTCCATGCTCGCGAGAATACGTCCTTAAGCGTTATCTTGGAGTAAGTTCTGCAACATATGCAGAAATAGAGAAGCGATTCGTTGAAAACAAAGATCGTTGGATTATGTTTGACAAAGACCACGGTTACATGATGTCTCCACATTGGGCATCTGTTTTATAATTTCATTTATTAGAAATGAATGAACTTCTAAGAACCCCAATTGACATGAGTGACTTGTCACATATTTGGAGAACTAATTCAAAAACAAAGGGAATGACTCCACCGCTAGCAGTTGAATATGATAGAGTTATGCGATGTCGCTCAATTGAGTCGCTTTATGGATCGAAAATGAATAACGCCATCATTCTATTTTACCCTGGTGTACAACATGAATCGGGGGATGTTGATGGTCATTATACAGCAATGATTCGTCATCCGGACTCAATTCATTTTTATGATCCTTATGGATTTACGCCTGATATGGCACGCCGGTGGAGCGACGAACGACTATACGTTGGTTCTGAAAGTCTTTTGAAATTAATGAGGAAGTTATACCAAAAGGGTGAATGGGTGGATTACAGTCACTATCCTCATCAATCGAAAACCCCCCAAATTAGTACATGTGGTCGTCACTGTCTGACACGCTGTCTGTTCTCAAATCTCACGAATGATGAATACGACACAGAAATAAGGCGTATTGCAAAACATCATCACTGCTCTGACCTGGACGAACTAGTTTGTAGAATCTGGCCGATTGTATAGATGGCTGATACTGATTTTCTTTTTGTTAATGGACACACAGTAAATCGAGACAATACTGAATCAAAGGAGTCTGTAATCGGAATTAGACGTGGAGACTCTTTGTTCGGCACAAGTGACAACGAGCATATCCACGCTGCGGTTTCAAGATTTAAGATTATGTGCGATCTCCCTTTGTTTTCAGTTGCAGATAACGAGGGAAAGTGGCAGATCGGCATTCAGTCAACAGTACCAGGAAGTCCAATTACAATGGTGCCAATAACCTTCGGAGCAGATGAGTACCTTTATGATTATGAGGACATTCCTGAGTACGTTAATCCTGTCGTTGATGGAATTGCTAGCGGTCTCTCGATTGTTCCTACGGACGTTCCTGTTTTCTCTTTCGATCCCGAGAATAACCGCTTCTCCTGGACAACTACAACCACCTTCCGCACCAATTGGAATATCATTGTCTCATCTATGTTTCGTGTAATGACACATTCATTCAGGTACAAACCGACTGGTGAGGGAAACTATCGACTAGTTATCCGTGACGGAGTCGATATATATCAGCAGAGTAATCAAACAATTGAAATCATGAGCCCTGTTGAGAAAATTGTTCTAAAGACAACCCTTCCAATTATTCGGGAGGAGGTTCCTGCGCCGGGGGCTGAAAATGCGGACAATCCTACAAGGCAGACAGAGTCATTTATGATTGATTACTATTACAATCAAATCAATTCTCAGACAATTACTCTTGTTCAGCAGTCGGTTGGCGATAACAGTGTGTATCGTTGGTATACGCTGATCTCAAGTCGGGACATTTCGACCTTCGAATTTGAATTCCTCTGGAACGACCATTATGGGATTTCACATAAGTTGCCAATTATCCCACATGGATATGCGGACATTAAAACTGTTTTCAAGCGTTTCGCCAAGTCCTAAATTTATTTTGGTTTCATTGTATAGAATACAATGTCATCTGATCTACCTCTTACTGTCGTACTCCCGAAGTCTCTTCGCTTTCCTGATCAGTCCAAGTCGGGCATGTCTATGACAACCTCAGTTCCTTATACTCGCATCACGAATCGACCGATTAGCGCACAGAATGCTACTGGCACACTTCCCGAGGGTGTAGTTTCATGGGATCTTAATGGACTTACTGGGTATGTGAACTCGGCTCCAAAGTTGCAGAGCAGGTACACGATCGAACTTGCTAACATTGCCGCAACTGCAGGTGTGGATGATCGTATTGCTCTTTTCCGCTCCAAGATTGGTGGTATGTTCATGGGTCTGAACCGCTGTATTAAGTCTGCTGTGGTCTCTCTCAACGGTGGAAAGGACATTACCACGAATATTAACACTCATCTCGATGCAATCACCCAGTCAATGAGCGATGAACAACTTGCTCGTATTTCCCCTCTCTCCGCTCGAGACACGTCTTCTGTATGGAACAGCACTCGTATCGATGACCCGCTTATCGATGGGTTGGATGTTGTTCGAGGACGTGATACGCGTGGACTCAATTCTCGTTATGAAAGTTCGTTCGCAGACGGAGGTACTGATTCCAAACTCCTGTTCACCTTTACCATTGTCTCGCGTATTATGGCTGCTCCTTTCCAGTTCATGAGTGAGAATCCAACTCCTTTCCCAGAACTGCGCAGTTTTAAGATGGATCTTACGATTGAGAACCCAATTAACAATCTTCTTGCCATTAACCAGTCTGTGGGCAGAGACGGTGCCCCAGGATACATTCAGGCATCTGTTGTGTCTGCCGAGCACAAACTTATCATGGAGACTTTCCAGCCATCGGCTCTGATGCCTTCTCCAGTCTACCCCCTGTACTACAACGCCCCAGAGGTGCATCTCCTCTCCACTCTCCCGTTGCTCTCAGTACCTGCAGGAGTCGGAACAACCCCTGGAGAGGCCGAACAGGATTCAGGTCAGTTGGTTGAAAACGAGGGAGCCCCCACATTCACTATGTTCCATTCTGAGTATGTAAATGCCCTCGCCGCAGATCAGCCTGGTCTACCGGTTGTTGTGGCTAGTGTTAAGAGCAAGGAGGCGGAAATCTCAGGTACCGAGGGGATTTACCGCGGTTATACGCCTCAGCAACTCTATACCGATCTGACAACGAGCGGTTATGCTGAGCGGTTCTATACCTTCAATCAGAGCGGTAAGGCGACTGCCTATGGTGCTTCTGGTGGAGCCGGAGACCTAACAGTTGTTGGCTTCGGTTCAGGGGCTGTAGATATTGTCGATACCGCAACTATCCCCATCACCGATCCAGCATTCAGCACTGGAGCCGAAGAGAAGTTCACTATCCGTCGATTGGCGACGCTGAAGAATATGTATACGACACCTCAGAATGTAAGGACTCGCGTCTTCACGATTCGTGAGCGGGCTCTGAGGTATGACGGCGAGAAGTACGTTCTGGAGCGTCTTCTTCACCCGAAGTCTGCCGTGTTTAAGGCAAAGGTTGCTTTCTCCGGAAACACCGCTCAGAGTAATGCAATCAGGGGAGGGAACCTCCTTGGCGACTTTGGCCGGTGGCTTCTTCCGATGCTGTTCCGGAACGCTGGACCCATAGTCCGTTCGGTTCGCAACACGTCAGCCCTGAAGGATTATGTTGGAAATGACACAGTGCCAGGTAAACTGGCCTCGTTGATTGGGTACGGCCAAAAGGCACCTGCCAAGAAGCGAAAACCTACTGTGAAGAAGAGCGGAAAGGGAGTTGTCCGTCTCGGCGGTTCTGCTCTCAGTCGTGATGAAGTGGACGAACTTATGTTCTAGTAAGTTAAACTCGAGGAAACATTTTCTACAAAGTAATAGAACATGGACATTGAACGTGTAAAGATTTTGCTTGCCAGAGATGAAAAGCGAAGGGAATACATGAAGCAGTATCGTGAAAAGAAGGGACGAGGTTATTTCAACCAAAAGCAACGCGAGTTCAGAGAGCGACAGCGTTCAATTAAGAATGACGAAACCTCTTCTCCAAGGTCAATGGTCTAAACCCGGACAACCGTTAGTTTACAGGTGAAAACTTTTTTCGCGTGTAAGATAGATGAAGGCAAGAACGAAACGTGCTCTCAAAATTACCCTCCAAATCGCGACTTCATTCAGGATGTCAGATGTTTTCGCTGAAACCCTGGCCGCTTTGTCTCCAGAAGAATTCCGACCATATGTTGGGCATATTCAGAGAATTAAAAACTTTGCTGCAGGTAACCCCTATGTCAATCCTGCATCTGTTGTAGCAGTCGTAGAAAACACTGGTTTGAATGCTCTTATTAGGAAATTGCGTAAATTCGTGAGAGAACACCGCGACCCTGATAAGAAGTACATTGTAGAATTTGGGTCTCATATCTACACTCTTTCAAACACATGGCTTACAAACATTAAGAACGCTATCCGCGCAGATGAGCAAGACGTTCAAACTCCGGGATCGGATGAGAACTTCATTTCATTTTTTGAGGGTGGAGAAAAGGATGTAGTAATTCGTGAACTTACTGAAGCGGGTGAGCGTTGTCAACGACTTGGGGCATTCTTTCCCTACTTGTATAGTGGCGAATGTGAAGAAACTGCCAAGGAACTTTCTAAGTATGGAATTTATACGAAGGTAATTGCTCAGCACGAGCCGTGTGTATTGGCTACAATTCGCCACTTTTCAGATGATGCTGCTGAGCGGGCTTGGCCTTACATCAAGCATGACCACATCTCAGTTCACAATCTTAGAGCAATCGGAAGTCTTGCAGAAATCGAATTCCGAGTTTACAACCCCGAGAAGAAGGAACTGCGACTTGTAAGCAGGGAGTATAAGACAAAGGTTGCACTTTGCAACTTTAAGGGGCATTTCTTTCCCTATGTCAAAATGGGACGAAGCAATTCCTACATGTTTGTCAGAGACCTGTTCGATAAGGGTGAGTTTGAACCCATTGATCATTGGGACTCGGATCTGCTTTCTTTCGAGTACATGCGTAAGGAAAGGGAGGAAAGCACAACCATGCTCGATTCATTCTCTCAAGTCAGATATCAAAAAGAAAAACAATACAAAAAGAAAACCCACAAACCTGAATTTGCAGTATTTGATTTCGAGACCTATAACAATGAAGAGGGGCGTATTACTCCTTTCGTATGTTCTATCAAGTCTGAGCACGGAGTACGTTCATTCTCAGGGATTAACTGTGCTGAAAAAATGCTAAGATACATCAAAGATCGTGATATTACCTATCTTTTTGCTCATAACCTTGGTTTTGATATCCAGTTCATCAATCGGCATACAATTAAGAAGTCGTGGATCGGAGGATGTAAAAATATCAAACGTGCTACGCTTTCCTACTCGGGTCATGAGTTTACTGTTCAGTGTAGCCATGCAATTATTTCAGCACCTCTTGCAAACTTTGGTAAAATGTTTGGCCTCAAAATTGCTAAGACCGACTTTCCGTACGGAGCATGTAACTCAGAAACTGTCGAAGAGGGATGCTCTCTCGAACTTGCACTGAAGCATTGTAAGGATCCTACTCAATTCGTAATTGATCATCCTGACGAGTGGTACGAACTACCGGATAAGGCTGCTGAATATTGTGAAATGGACTGCGAGGTTACGTATAATGGAATCAAGACGTTCAATGCGTGGCTAAAGGAATTAGATAGTGAAAATATCGATCTAACTATTAATAGACCTTGTTCTGCTGCTGACCTTGCCGGAAGATTTATGGAATTTAACGGAGTTTTCGCGGGATGTCCTAAAATCTCAGGAGTCGCACGTAGATTCCTGGAGAAAACTGTCGTTGGTGGCAGGGTGTGTACGCTCCATAATCAAAAACAAATGCATGTAGGTATTCTCCAAGACCTGGACGCGACTTCTCTATATCCGGCTGCAATGGCACGTCGAGAATGTGTTTTTCCTACAGGAAATTGTATCAATATTACCGACTTTGATTACGTGCGTAAACATAAATTCGCATTCTTCATTTCTGTGCGTCTTCTCAGCATTGGTCGTCGAATGGACATTCCCATTATTTCATATGTAAACGAGAACTCGCGGGTATGGAGCGACGGAGAAGATGCAATTGGACGTATCTATAATATTAACTACATCGATCTCGAAGATTGGATTAAGTTCCATAATGTCACCATCGAATTTATCGAGGGTGTATATTTCGATGGCAAGGGAAATCCTCAGATTCAGGATACAATTAAGACACTCTTTGAGAGACGTCTCAAACTCAAAAGTGAGGGAAATCCCGCGGAAAGTATTTACAAGTTGCTGATGAACTCAGCCTATGGAAAAACCATTTTGAAAGAGCATGATACCAAGGTAAGTTTCGTAACTTGTCTTGAGGATGCAGAAAAGAAAATGAAGCGTTGCTTTCATCAAATTGTCCGCTGTACCAAACTTGACGGATGTGATCAGTACCGCATTGATAAAAAGGTAAGTGTTTCCGAGCACTCAAATCGTGCTTACTGTGGATCCATTATCTTGAGTATTTCGCGGCGTATCATGAGCGAAGTATGTGATCTTGCCCCACCTGGAAGCATTCTCTACACTGACACTGATTCCCTTCATATCAAGGATAGTGTTATTCCGGGGATTGTTGCTGATTTCCGAGCAAAGTATGGAAGAGAACTCATCGGTAAGAATCTGGGTCAATTTCATACAGACTTTGAAAAAATGAAGGGGGCTGACTACGCATATGCTTCCAAATCATTCCTTGTCGGGAAGAAGACTTATCTTGACGTTCTACAAAACGTATTCCCTGACGGAACTGAAAAGGAATCCCATCATATCAGGTTAAAGGGTATTCCTTTTCAGTCAATTGAATATTACTGTGAACAGAAGGGAATAACGTATGAAGAATTGTTTAAGAAACTTATGGCTGGAGAGACTGTTGTTTTTGATCTCGCATGTGGAGGTTCAAAATTTACGCCAAAGTGGAAGTTTGACGGGACAATCACTAATCTGCCGATTTTTGAGCGTCGTGTTTCATTCAAGTGAAAAACACCCGATGATTTTCTGGACAACATTGAATAATTTTTACCCTGTAATACCTGCTAAGAATTCCCCAGGT